TATTACGGTGTCCCCAGCTTCAGCGTCTGTACGTAATATGGCAGTGGCTGATCCCACAATTTTTAAGACAGGCACATACGCTAGGCTTGCGGCAAGCACTACAGTTACCGTCACCATTACGGCTCACGGCCTGACTACAGGCGATAGAGTCTTTATGGACTTTACTACTGGTACGGCAGTGGACGGGGTCTATGCGGTGACTGTAACAAACGCAAACGTCTTTACGGTGACAACTGCGGCAAGCACTGCAACTAGCGGAGCCATAACGTTTTATAGTAGTATTTTGTTAGAGCTTGACACATTCAACATTATTGGTTTACCGGTGCTAATTCCCGGTGAAGGCATATACTGTAAAAACGGTATGTTTGTAGGTGTTGGTGGTTCTGTAACAGCGACGGTGTTTTATGGCTAAATCCCCAGCATGGACTCGCAAGGAAGGCAAAAACCCCGAGGGTGGCTTGAACGCCAAGGGGCGAGCCTCTGCGAAAGCGCAAGGCATGAATTTGAAACGGCCCCAGCCGGAAGGCGGCTCACGGCGCGACTCCTTCTGTGCAAGGATGAGTGGCATGAAAAAGAAGCTGACCAGCGCAAAGACGGCCAACGACCCGGATTCAAGGATAAATAAATCTTTGAGGGCGTGGAACTGTAAGGATGGTGGCTATGTAACTGCGGCTGATGGCTGCGCTACACAAGGCAAGACAAGAGGGCGGATGGTATGACTCAGCATGACACAGCTAAAGCAGTCGCAGATGGCGCAGCAGTCTTAACGACTGTTGGTGTTATGGCTACGTGGCTTCCGCCTCTAGCTTCTCTGTTCACAATTATTTACCTTGGACTTCGTATTTGGGAGTCTGACACCGTTCGTGGCTTGACTAACCGTAAGGAGTCTGCAAATGCCAGCGAAGAGTGAAAAACAAAAAAAGTTTATGGACGCTGTGGCCCACAACCCAGCGTTTGCTAAGGCATCTGGCGTTCCTGTAAAAGTTGCAAAAGAGTTTAGTGAGAAAAGCAAAGGAATGAAGTTTGGCAAGGACACCAATACGTCCCGCCCCGATCTTCAAAAAGTTAATAAACCCAAGACACTTCATGGCAAGATGTCACTTATGAAAGAAGGCGGTAACACTATGGCTTCCAAAATGAATCCCGGAATGATGGCAATGATAGCTAAGAAAAAAGGCATGAGTACTGCTAAAGACGGTATGAAACGCCCTACACCTATGGCTGATACATCCATGATGGGTATGAAAAAAAGCGGTATGGCTGGTGGCGGCATGCCTATGAAAGACGGCAAACCTGCGTTTATCGGCGACGGCAAAGGCGCGATGAAAAAAGGCGGCATGGCTGAAGGCGGAAAATCAGACATGAAGCAAGACAAGGGCATGATGCAGAAGGCTGTGAATAAACACGAAGGTCGTTTGCACAAAGGCGCAGCTATGACTAAGTTGGCTAAAGGCGGCGGCATTGAGTCTAAGGGTAAAACCAAAGGCAAGATGATTAAGATGAACATGGGCGGCAAAGCCTGCTAAGGAAACATCATGCCAATGACACCAGCAGCAGCTAAAAAGTACAAGCCTAGGCGTACGCCCGGGTCTTCGGATGACGTTGTCTATTCTGGTAGCAAACAAGCAGCTATAGATGCGGCTAAGGAAGCTAAAGAAACCGCTAAGAATGAAGCGGATTACAACAGCTCTTTGACTACTGAAAACAAAGCTAAAGGCGGATCAGTTGGCTCAGCTTCTAAACGGGCTGATGGAATTGCTATTCGTGGCAAAACGAGGGCGTAGATATGATGGCATCCCGTGGAATGGGCGATATTAGCCCGAGCAAGATGCCCAAAGGTGTACGCAAGAAGCGTAGGGACAACACCGACTTTACCCAGTACAAAGAGGGCGGTGCAGTGAAGTCTAAGGTAAACGAGGCTGGCAATTACACTAAGCCCGGTTTACGTAAACGTATTTTTAACAGCGTCAAAGCTGCGGCAATTGTTGGCACTGGCGCAGGTCAGTGGAGCGCTAGAAAAGCGCAGGTTATGGCTAAACGGTACAAAGCCGCAGGTGGCGGGTATCGTGATTAAAGCCCCACAGCAATCCCTGAAAAATTGGGGCAAACAAGATTGGACGACTAAAAGTGGTAAAAAATCTTCTGACACTGGTGAACGATACCTTCCAAAAGCTGCGATCAAAAGTCTCAGCGCTAGTGAGTACGCTGCGACGACCAAAGCCAAGCGAGCCGGAAAAGCCGCCGGTAAACAATTCGTAGCACAACCCAAAACGATCGCAAAGAAAACGGCAGGATTTAGATAATGGCAACCACTTCTGGCGCATCAGGTTTTAATCTCCAACTCGACGAATTGGTCGAGGAGGCGTTTGAACGCGCCGGTGGTGAGCTGCGTACTGGCTATGACTTACGCACTGCTCGTCGTAGTTTGAACATCATGTTCGCAGATTGGGCCAATCGCGGTATCAATATGTGGACTATAGAGCAGGGTGAGATCACTCTTGTTCAGGGCCAGAATACATACGCTCTACCAGACAACACGGTTGATCTGATTGAGCACGTTATCCGTACGCAACCTAACGCAGCTAATACACAGGCCGATCTAACAATTACACGTATTAGTGTTTCCACGTACGCTACGATCCCTAACAAAATTCAGCAAGCCAGACCAATTCAAGTCTGGATTCAGCGGTACAACGGCCAGAACTCTCCTATTGCTGCAACGCTTACAACAACGATTACGGCTACCAGCACATCAGTTGTGTTGAATGATGTAACAGGCTTGCCAGCAACTGGTTTCATTAAGATTGATGACGAGATCATCAATTACAGCTATATCACACAGAACACAAACGCCAAGTCCGGCACGTTGTTTAACTGCTCCCGTGGTCAGCAAGAAACAATTGCTGTAGGTCATACCGCTGCAGTTGCTGTGTACTGGGCGCAGGTTCCAGCTATAACAGTTTGGCCAACTCCTGATGGGTCACAGCAGTACACGTTTGTTTACTGGCGCTTACGCCGCACGCAAGACGCAGGTGGTGGTGTAAATGTGATGGACGTGCCGTTTAGATTTATCCCCTGCTTGGCCGCTGGCCTTGCGTATTATTTGGCGTTGAAGGTTGCCGGTGGCGCTGAGCGCTTACCCGTACTAAAACAACAGTATGACGATGCTTGGGAATTGGCCGCGACTGAAGACCGAGAGAAAGCGGCTATTCGCTTTGTGCCCCGACAGCAGTTTATTGGCGGAGGCACCTAATGGGTAATCGGTTTGCTTCTGCGAAGAACAGTATCGCCATGTGCGATAGGTGTGGCTTCCAGTACAAATTGACGGCGCTTAAAAAAGAGATTCAGAAGACCAAGATATATAACCTGCTTGTGTGCCCTCAGTGTTGGGATCCCGACCAGCCGCAGTTGCAGTTAGGTATGTATCCAGTCGATGACCCGCAGGCTGTGCGTAATCCTCGTAATGATTCAACGTACGTTACAGCGGGCGCGAATACTGCGGGTAATCCGACCAGTGGTTCACGGGATATTCAATGGGGCTGGAACCCGGTTGGCGGGGCTAGTAATTTTGATGTCGCTTTGACGCCAAACTACTTGGTGGCAACGACATTTGTTGGTACAGTAACGGTATCTTAAGGAGCTTAAAATGGGATTTAAAAAAGCAGCAGACGGAATTGCTAAAAAGGGCAAGACCGAAGGAAAAAATCTAGGCGATAGTGGCCCCACATCAGCCATTCAAAAAGGCGGTAAGGGTGGTAAGGGCGGCAAAACTGATGCGGACATGTTGTCTATGGGACGTAATTTGGCAAAAATTGCCAACCAGAAACGAGGTTAATCATGGCTAAATTTAGCAAAAAGATGATGGGTAAAGAAGTTGGCGACGCCGCTACTTATGCTGCACCACACAAAATGAATGGTAAGGCTCTAGTAATGTCGACTAACCCCGGCAAGGACTCTAGCATTAGTAGCCTTAACACCATGAAAATGAGCGTTGGTGTCATTAACAACGGTGAAAACCCAACTAAGACATCCGGCATCGTCACCCGTGGTAACGGAGCGGCTACCAAAGGCATTACAGCCAGAGGCCCGATGGCATGAATTACGCCGCACTCAGCGCTGCTATTCAAGCGTACACGGAGAACACGGAAGCAGATTTCGTGGCTAATATTCCCGTGTTCGTTACGCAGGCTGAGCAGCGTATATTTAACTCGGTGCAGTTTCCGTCGCTTCGCCAAAATGTGACAGGCGCAACCACGACAAACAACAAGTACTTGCAGTGCCCCACGGATTTCTTAGCGGTGTATTCTTTGGCAATCATAAAAGCCAACGGCGAGTACGAGTATTTGTTAAACAAAGACGTTAACTTTATTCGGCAGGCGTACCCTCAGCCCACGGACACAGGGATCCCTAGGTACTACGCACTGTTTGGCCCACGCTCAGATAATCCGGCAGAGTTAACTTTTATTCTTGGCCCAACGCCAGACGCCGCATACGGGGCCGAGTTGCACTATTTCTTCTATCCGCCAAGCATTTCTGTAGCACCTTTCACTTCATGGCTTGGTGATAACTTTGACACGGTGCTTTTGTACGGCTCGTTGGTTGAGGCTTACACCTACATGAAAGGTGAGCAAGACATGATGGCGTTATACAACGGCAAATATCAAGAAGCATTAGCGTTGGCTAAACGTTTGGGCGATGGTATGGAGCGTCAAGACGCTTATCGCTCTGGTCAGTATAGACAGGCGGTGACCTGATGGCTATTGTCCAAACCCAGACCACGAGCTTCAAAGCGCAGTTGTACCAAGGTATCCATGACCTGACAACTGACGTTATCAAGATTGCCCTGTACACGGCCAACGCTAATCTGAACGAAGACACAACCGTGTACAGTTCAACTGATGAAGTGCCAGCAACAGGCACATACGCGCTTGGTGGGGCACAGTTAACACCTATCACGGTATCGTCTTCTGGGTACACAGCTTTTGTAGGCTTTCCAAACATCTCGTGGAATGGGG